GTTTAGTTGTTTAATTATTATAACGTAAAGATAAGCTTTTTGTTTCGATATATCAAAACAAAAGTTAATTTATTTTTATCTCTACCCTTAAAATTTCACAAATACTTAAAATTTTGTCAATAGTGAAATTCTGAGATCCGCTTTCCATTAGGGAGATTTGCGCCTTCCTTAACCCTGTCAATTCAGATAATTGGTCTTGAGTATATCCGGCATTCTGCCTGGCTTCTCTTAACTGCTTACCTATTTCTTGTCTTGTTTGCATAGCTGTAAAAATAGTGAATATTTCGATATATCAAAACGCAACAAAAAACAAACCCTGACTTATTAGGCCAGGGTTCGCGAAAGAGTGATCAGAAAGTAAGAAACTCAGAGTTCAACAAGAATATAAATTTACCAAATTCTCCGGCGTATTCCAAGAACCGGAGACTTATTAATTAAGTCGTAGCCTGCTGTATAGGACCAGCCTTTTTTATCAATATATTCGACTTCGGCCCTGATGGAGTTAAGGCCAGCGCTCCCGCCTAAGTAAAGCCCTCTTTGGTTAACATATATAAGAGAGTCTTTTTTTTGAATTAATATTGGCCGAACTGCAGGTTTGCGAATGATCGTTTTCTGCAGGAGAATTCCCTGAACCGAATCACGAACTATTAGCGCTGAATCTGAATATTCGTAAGTCCGGATGGAATCACATGGGCTGATCGATTTCCTGGCATCAGGAAGATGGTCTGGTGTCCAGATTGTGGAGGTCAGGCTCTTTGCAGGACGTACCGATATTGCTTTTGGCTTATCAACAACTATAGTTTCGCCAGGGACAAAAACGGTATCCTGGATGCATTCTACTTGTGCAACCGGCTTAATCATAATTGAACAAGCCCCCCAGGCACCAAGGAAAAAGAAAACTATTGCCGTTAATATGTAGGGCCAGACCTTCATTTCTGAGCCTTAATATTTTTTGCAATTATTCCAATAAATGCAATCACACCAACTATAGCCTTAACCCAGTCAGGAATAAAATCAAGTCCGAAGAAGAAGTTTGACGATTCATAGACGGCAATGAACACAGCCAATGCGGTTACATGCCAGTTCCTTTTAATTATACTTTTCATGAGAAATACATTTTAATCTCTTTCTTTCTTCTATTGGTAAGCCCTTGCATAACCTTACCACCGGCTTTATTCCACTTCAAAAACTCAGCTTCTATTTCTTTCTTGGGAGCCTTCGCAATAACCTTTTTCAAAAGAGTAGATTTTGCCAAGGCAGACTCTCCCACATTGAACGCAAATGAAATAAGCGCATTAAATTGTCCCTGTGTCAATTTCTTAACATCTACCAATTTCTTTAATGCGATTTCAAAAGTTCTGAGGTCTTGAAATAACAATGAATCTACATCAACATTGTCAAGCTCTGCAGTTAACAAGTGTTGCTCGTTCGGCTTAATGAGATGTCCTACGCCAATAGTCATAAATCCAGCCCCATCATCGTACGCCTTATACATTATTCCCTCAAGTTCCTTGAGAAAGTCTATAGTTGATCTATCTATCTGCGCCATCTCTCCTCCTCCATTTTATTATAATATCCACACACTTTAAAATCACAAACAGTATATTAACCCATACAAGCAATGCCGCCGGACTATTGACTTCAAAAGCCGTGATTATATTGAATACATTTTCAATCATTCCATTAATAGCTAGTACGGCCGCGCTAACACTTGGTATTGCTAACAGAGCGATAATCGGTTCAAACAGTTTTAAATTCATCAATTTTGCATTCATAGCCATTGGCGGAGGCTGGTTTATTTTATTCTGGCTTAATAACTGATACAGTGAAAAACTGAGAAGTTAGATCAACGGTTTCTGACGTTCTATTAGTTGCTCTAACTGTAACAGTATTGGCAGATGAAACAAATGCAGATAATGTAACGTCAACCCCAAGATCAGACTTAGGAGTAACTGAGCAGCCTAGCCCTGGCACCGCTTCATAAATTGTTAATGTTAAGTCTGCTGATGCGCCTGTCGCTATTGACGGGAAATCAAGAGTGAGTGTTCTTTGAATTATACCGTTCTCTCTTAATATTACTAAGTCACCCGCAAACTTACATCCCGCATCATTTAAATGCAGAGTTTCGGCCATTAATGATGCTGGATTGCCAGTATCAATCATTGCCTGGTATAGATCAACAAACGGAACCCCAACCTCAATAGCTGCCTGAGCTTGTGCATCTCTATACGCTGCCTGTTTTGTTGCATTGGCTAACGATGGGTCACAATATGGTATTCCAAGAACCAAGGTTAACCATCCATTATCTATAGCAGCCTGTAGTATCTCTTTGTATTTTGCCTTAAAGTCTGCAATTATTGTTGAGTTTCCGTCGGCTGAAACGTCTCCTGTTATCATGTCGTTTGTGCCATAGCATATTTGAAACTCAGATGCTGGAATAGTTAAGACTTGGCTTAACTTCTGATAGCCGCCAATAACGTTAACTGCTGTCTGTCTAAGTTGCGAAGATGGCGCACCAATATTGTATTCTGTCACTCCTTTCCTTCTACATATTACAGAACTAAATCTCGCTTTAGCAGTTGCATTCGCTTGACCAGAAGTATTTGAGTCGCCTAAGCAAATTCTGCGGCCTCCTAATATATTATCCCTGCCTATATCATAAATGAAATCTTCAACAGCTTTTGTGAAGGCATTGCCTTCTGCTGTTGTCATGCCTTTCCCTACCGCTATAAACCCTAATAGATCTGAGGCATATGCAGGTGTTCCTGTGCTACATCTATATAATGTAAATTCAGATGATAGTGGAGTAGCTGGATTTGTAAATGATCTATCTTGAGACAAAACTTGGCCGAACCATGTTTTAGCGTTTGTGCCTACTATAGAACACAGCTTTACCCCTCTGCCTCGTCGTGTGCTATATGGCTGAAGTCCTGAAGCAAACAACCCTGTTCCAATGTCACCTATAAGTATGTTGGTTCCGCCTGAGTTGTTAGTTCCGTGCGCCCAGCCGCTTATACCACCTGTAGGAGCAGCATTGTTTGTTCTGTATGCCAATATTGACATATCAGCCGTTGTAATGCTATGGTTTTCTACAATTAATCCAGTGGATAAGTATTTCCCACTTACTACAGTTCCGGTGTATCCAATACCTTTAATTAAAGAATAATCAGTTTCTGTCCATGTTCCGTTTGTCGTTAAATAAGAGTTTAACCCTGCCGCAGTCTTCAGTTTTGTTAACGCAGCAGCCAAGTTTCCACCAGCAAATGGATACAACTCTACTATCTTGTTCCACCATCCGTTTAACTTACCATTAGCTACAAGCCTATCAATAGCCAGAAGGACCTCGTACTCCATTATACCACTCCTGGAAACTAAATCGTTATAGTACGCCACTGTTTCAGCTTGCAAGGCCGTTATAGAAACTGTGCCAAATAATGCGCTCAACTGTCCTTGGGTGTTTTGAAGGGCTTGCAAGACAGTATTAGATCCAGTTATAGGAGAGTTCGACCCTGCAACAAATCCTGTTAATTTAGCATCTCTAACTCTTGTCTCAGTGAAATACTTATTTGTTGTTCCTTCTGGAACTGCATCAGTAGAGCCAGGACTTGCGACAATTTCAACATAAGCAGAGCCTGACCATCTATAAACCTTGTTATTGTCAAGTGTAATATAAATTTTCCCAGCTTCTCCTGTTACTGGCAATGCTGCAAAATTTGCAACTTCAATAACATCATCAACATATGATGGCAATTGGGCTGAAGCAACCTTGCCTGAACTGTCCAAACCGGCATACCCATTTGCCTGATTTTTTTCAGAAGTGCTTTGTTTTCCCGAAAGATCTATTTCTTCAATAAGGGCATTTACTTGGCCTAAGTTAGGGGCTTCATTATCTTCTGTTGCATCTGCTACAACTACAGGATTTGAGAATTCATTATTACCGCCAAAGGTGTAATCTGCATCAGGGTCGAAGTTGCCGCCTTCGCCTATAAGCGTTTTTAATTCGCTGGCCGAAACTTCATTTTCTGTTCCCTCTGCAAGCTTAGTGTCAGTGTTTTGTCTGTGTGAAAATTCCCCCGCACTTACCAATTCCCATTTCGTTTCATCGGTGCCGGGTGTAACGCCAGTAGAAGAAGACGAGCCTATATATTTATAGGTATTTCCGTTGTATGATACATAAGTGTCAGGGTCAGTATTAGAATAGCTAACAGCAGGATTGTATTCATCAATGCCGCCTATGTTATTACCTGAAAGGTCTTTGATTGCATCAGCCAAAATGATAAAATTTTGATCCGTCTCAGACCAAGTAAGTTCTGCATCTTTAACTATATATTCAGACGATGGGCCAATTCTAAGCTTAATCTGATTTAACTTATCTAAACTCATCCTATAGCTGTGATTCTAGTTGTTCTATTATTGCTGTTTGTGCATTTCCAAATAGGATATTCGGCCTTGTTGTTGTTAAGAAATTCAATTACCTCATTCATATAAGCGGCTCCCGCAGACCTTGCCTGATCGGAAATCCTGCTTATTGATTTTTCAGAAATATTTTCTGAGTAATCGCTATTCTTTTGTTTGAATCCAGATGCGGTATTTGTAATCCCTGCATCAAGAGCATATCTGCTGTATGCGAAATAACATAACACAGGAATTAAACCGTTATGCGTGCGCTTGGAGCTTCCGCAAGTGTATGAAGAGCCATGGAATAAGTCGTAATATTTTACAAGACTTGGACTTTCATTAAAATCTTCAATCAAATCATAATACAATTCCTGTCCTAAGATAGGCTTAAGATCTAGCTCTTGCGCTTCAAGGATATAAGGATTAAGCTTTGAAAGGTCAACGTTCGTACTAATCTTCCTTATTGACTTAAAATCCTCTTTTGTGATTAAAATTGTATCAACCATCTTGAGAAGTTCTATAGTTCAGCCAAAGAATTGTATAATCATTAGTCGGATTAATGGCTTGAGAGAATCGAGAGAAAATATCTCTGAAGATTTCTTCGATTATCAATCTATCGTCCTGAGTTATGTTGTTATAGTAACTATAAGCTTCTGTTATTTCATCGTTTGAAAACTTAACTCCTGAGCCGTCTTGTATATTAAGTAGGATAGCAGGTTGTAAGAACTGCTGAACAATGCTTTTCTTTGCCGTTGAATCTGTCCAGTCGAATATCTTGTCATTGTTCTGAAGCTCAATTTTGTGAATTCTAACAGGCTTGTCCTTAGAATCCTTATTTTCAATGATAACAAGCTTGTTGGCATTTTCAGTGCCTTGCATGTTGCCCCACATTTTCGACTCTCCTTCCCTTTCTTCTTCACTTTCAAACTCGTAAGGATATTCGATTATGTGCGAGGCCATGAATGAAGTTGTTACAGATCTTTTCCGGAAATTTTTTGTTCCTATATCTGTCTGGACATCTTCAATTACTGGATCTATTGGGGCCAATGGATAACAGTCACCATCGTTTGACCACCAATATATCTGGCCGTTATAATTTTCTATGCCTCCACATGCTTCAATTTGCTTGGCAATAATCAAAGGGTCTGTATTGAACTTGTCAAAGTATTCAATCTTATCTCTGTTTATATTTTTTTTCTTGTGCTTTCCCCAGTCTTCATACACTGCAATCTTTCCAGGATGTTCGCTTTCTTCATCCGGGAGACGACACCAATCAAACGGCATATAATTAACCTCTGATATTTCAAACATCAGATTGTAATTCACATGAATTGCAACTCCGTAATATTTGGCATAATCAGAGATTACCATTCTTGCAAGCTTATCAGCTGTTAGCCCTCTCCGATTAACTTTTGCCTTGTAAAACCCTTTATCCTTGAACCCTCCCCCTACAATGAATTTTGCAAACAATCGAGTACAAGACTTTGCTTGTCCTGAGGCGTTAACAAGAGTTGAAACCCTCTGAGGATAGGCATTATCTATGTCATAGTTAAGTATGCCATCTGTCTTAGAGGGTTTAATCTGTATACGCTGTGGAGCTTCAGGAACTGTACTCTTCATGTATTAAATTCTTGATTGAAGATATGCTTCTAATTCAGCTCTATTAAGATTAGACCATTCGTCCTTAGGAAAATTTCTAACAGTGGCTAATGTCTTAAGCTCTTGCTTGGTCATGTCTGCGATTGAACGCTCTTCCTTGGTAGCCTCTTCTTTCTGATCTTCTTCAGTTAATAGTACTTCCTCTTCCGTTTTAGATTCGTCCGTACTGATTTCGGAGCCATCTAATACAGGAGGAACAACTACAGGAGGCACAACTGGCGGAACTTCATCTTCTAGCTCTTCAACATCTTCAGGCTTTGGATTTCCAATAAAAAATTTCCCATAACCAGCCTTAATTAGCTTCACAGCAACTTCATCAGTGATGTTTGCATCTGTCCAATAGCCTGCTGGCAATATCTCGTTATAGTATAGATCAATGCCTCTTCCCTTGATCATTCTGTATTTCCTTGTCATCATCCTTGCGATTGTTTCAGGTGTAATTAATTTGAATTCGAAATAGGCATCAATTAAGCAGGCCCCACAACCAACACGAAGAGCAATGCCTTTGTACTCCTTATAGGTCTTAACTATAAGATCAATCTCTTCGGGCTTTAAATTCTTTTTGTCCGTAATCCTTTCTCCTATAGAAAGTATTTTATCTATCTTTTCTTGAAAATTCATAGCGTTAAAAAGAAAGGGCAGGTTTTACGCTGCCACTTTCCGGAGAGATCAGGGATTTATGAAATAAGAGCCGTAACTATTGCTTTGGTTGTGGCATAGTCTGTATCAAACAGAGTAGCCGGTAAATGTGGTTCTGGGTTTCTCTCAGGACTTCTAAGAGTAAGTACCCACGCCCCTTGCGTTTCCTGGTCAGACTTGTTGCTTTCGCACTCAACAAGCTCAAGTCCTATGTCGATTCCAAATATTTCAAAGGAGCTCACATCGCCTGTGCCTCTGAAGTTGTTTTCTACAACAGCAACCATGCGACCACCTCTCGCCATGTTTTCAATATTTTGTTTAATATCAGGCGAGTTGTCAAAGATTCTGAAGATACACTCGTGCGTGAACATCTCTGTGTATGTCTGCTTCACGAGTGCCGATCTTAGATCGTTTGATCCATTCTTACCTTCTACATAGTAAGCCTTAGCTTGTGGCGAAGAGACAAGAATAATATCTTCAATGATCTGAGGATTTGTGTTGTTCCTGATAATAGACTCAATATCGCTCATGTTAATGAGGATAAGGCGGTCTTTAACCCCTCCTACGATGGGTTTTTGACAGTTCTGTAAAATATCTATTGCAAATTTTCCGCATACATCCATAGTTTCCCTCCTTCTTAGAATGCGGCCATCAATTTGTAATCTTCAATGATCTTTGCATCAATATTGAAGGCCATGTCAACATTATATGTCTTCTTGTCTTCATTGTACCAAGGCTTAAGCTCAGTGAAATTTGACTCTTCTTCTGTTCCGATTTGGAAATTGTCTTTCGTCATCAGTACAGCTCTGTGAGGGAGATGAAGCTTAGTGCCGTTGTTAAAGTACTTAGCGATATATCTATCCCAGAAGCTAATAGGAACAACTGGAACACCCTCAAAGTATAATGCATTGTATCCACCTTCAATTCTTTGGAAGGAAGAGTCAACATTTCTACTCCTTAGCTCTCTTGCATATTGATCAGCCAATGACTGAGTACATACAATCATTTGACCTGAGTCACCTCTAAACCTGAAATCGGCCCCATAAACAAGCCCGTCGAATATACTTTCGGCAACCTTGTTTGAAATATCTGTTGGATCAAATTTTTGAGCCGCATAGTTTGCCCCCGAATTCTTAGAAATTGCAACCTTCTTAGTAGAGTCAGCAGCAACAATTGAATAAATCTGCTTCCAAAACCCATCTATAGGATTAAAATAATCAACATCTGTTCCGGCTGTAATTGTTCCGGCAGGAGAGGCTGACACTAGAGCCGCATCTTTGTCTGAGAACCACACCAAACGCCACACCGTTTCTAGCAAAGCCTGTGTTATCCTTGTTTCAACAAAATCTGCGAAATCTGTTCCGGTAAGATCTGGCTTCTCTACTCCATTTTTTAATGAGTAAATAAAGAAGCTTTCTTGAAGGTCTTTCCAACATTGGCTAAATCTGTCTTCGATGTATTCTGGATCCCAGAATTTTTGAGACATTCCAATCTGAGAAGGGTTATTTTCCGGCGCACAGCCGTCTTGTTTCTTTCCAAGCAAGTCGAGCGCACCAAGTATTACAATCTGCTTCTTGGCTTTGATCCCCGTTACAATAGAATGTATTGCATTAAGTGCTGGGTGCTGGAAGATATTTTCAAACACTGCTTCCGCAAGTGTCTTAATCTCTTCTCCGTTGAATGTTATATCTGTAGGGTCTATAATTCCCCTCTTAAGAAGTTTTTTCATAGCTGGTTATTTCGAATTTTGTTTTTGACGTCTTTCTCTTGCAGCCTGGAATCTATTCTCAGGATCGGCCTCATCCCCCCTCCCAAATGTTTGTTGCCTCTGCTTCGGTTCTTTAGTAGAAGAAAGCTTTCTAAGCCTTCCTTCAAATTCTTGAAGCGCTTTCTTAAGTTCTTCATTCTCGCTGCGCAGTTCACCATTCTCTTTCAATAGCCTTGTATTCTCAGAGAATAATCTTGCCTCTTCTTCAGAGCTTGTCTCTGCCTCTTCTTCTGATGCAGGTTTTATTTCTGTAATGATACCATCAACACAAACAATAGTACTACCATCAGGCAATACGAATTCACCGTTAGCAGGCTCCCCGCCAACTGTTGCCGAATCTCCGACTTCAGGGTCGCCCTCTTCACGATCTACCTCTATTACAGTTCCGTCTTCTGCGGTTACTGTCATTCTTGATTTGCCATCCAGCTTATCAAGAAGGCCTCTTATGCCGGCAATGATAGAATTGCCGCCTTTTTTATTTTGCTTCATTATTATTGGGTCTGGTTTATTTACTGGGGTGGGATTCGCTTTACCTTCAAGCGACTTCAACACTTCACCTATAGACATTTTCTCAATATCCGCGAAGGAATGTCCTGGCATGTGGCCTTTAATGAAGACCATTGCCGCGGCGGTATTGCTTCTTAATTGTTTTTTGATTGCCTCAGGATTGGAAGGGATATTAACAACAGAGAGCTCGATTAACTCTTGACCTTCGAAGTAGTATGTTTCGTTTTCTGCTCCATAAGCCTCGTTACCTTCGCCATAACCACCGTTCCCAATTGGCAGGAAGCCAACTGATACGGCACGGAGAGTGCCGGCTAAAATCTTTCTGAATATCTTTTCGGCCTTTGGGTTTACTTCTTTGCTTTCAAAAGTAACATCAACAAGAAGCATGTCGCCATCTACATAGGCACGGCCTGAGCCGATAACATTATCAGGATCATCTTCTTTGCAAGGGTCCCCATAAACGTTATGCTGGTATCCTATAACAGGATTATTGCTGAAGTTGTCAAGCTTCCAATTCTTTTGATTAAGAACAGATCTGTGTCTATCTCTTGCAGGAGTAGAAGCGATAAACGTTATCGTTCTTGTCTCTTCAACATTGGACGGGATTTCTCTTACTTGACCATATGTTCTATTCTCTGAATGCACTATCTCGATTTTTTAGATAGTGCTAAGTTGGCTAAGATCTACACGTGTTTATTAACAGAAGTTTGTTAATGAAAGGTGTATGGTTTAACAAACAGGTAGTCGTAGTTTTTAAAATCGTACTCGTGCGGAATGCGCGGGTATAAATGAATTTCTTTTGCATGAAGTTCCATTACTTCAAGCATGTAATTTATCGATGTACCCACGGTAAAAATGTTCTCTGCCTGCTCTATAACCTTTCCCCAATCAAGCAATGTATATCCAGGAATAAGACTCATATAAATATTTCTTAGTCCATTATCAGGATTAATATTTGATTGGCCTTTGAAGGATGTTAAAAAATTATTATTGACAAGATTATATCTTTCACCATCTTTAATGTTCAGTGTCGTACGAAGCCTTACTTCTGCTTCTGAATCTCTTGTCCATGTAAGCGTTCGCCATGTTTCACGTGGAAGATTAACAAGCATATACTTTGATGCCATACATAAGTAATACGGTACATTCATTAGCGAATCAGAAAACCTCATTGGTATAACAAGCGCATCTTTATGATAATAAAAATCTCGCCTGTCGTAATCTATCTTGAGATGATTCTTGTTGATGAATTCTATATCCGGGAAATGCTTTCCTATGTCAGCATATATTTCTTCCACAGGCCAAACAACCGAATACCCTTTGCTTATATAATGCCTTGCGATGGGTACGATAAATAAAATATCGCCCAATCCTCTAAACTGGTTAATTATTATCTTCATAGTCTAGTGCGACGTCTACATCATCGTAATGTCTTTGAGTCGATGAAAATCCGATATGCTGAACTACCGAAGGTTTTGAAACAATAAAATATTTATCGTACGCCCTGCATACTTGCCAATCCCAGTTACGATGCGAAAGGCAAGGCTCTACAATATCATATAATGATCTATCGAATAGCATGTTAATTCCTCCGATAGTATTCTTATAGTAACAGTCAGGCATTTCGTGAACAATGGCATGACGGCCTCCTGAGATTGTGTTGAATCCGGTTATAATTCGCTTCGGGTATTTAAGATACAGCTCAATGAGTTTTTGTTGCCAGTGTGGTTTTAGGTCAACGTCTGAATCAATATTAGAAAGAATCTCATACCCATTGTTGTAAAAATAATCCCAACCTTTCCGAAGCCCGTAAAACATATTCTTCCGGATCGGATTTTTCTCCCGAATAATTTCAACTCCTGGCATATAGAATTCCTGAAATAACTTATTGGTTTTTTTGTCGAATGAAGCATCATTGACCAGGTAGATAGTTGTATTGTGAAGCTTTGATTTTTTCAGGGACTCAAAAGTTCGCTTCAGATACTCAGGCCTATTGTGAATCGTAATAACTAAGCCTATCCTCATACTTTTTGAGCCATCACCATAAATGAACTATTCAGGTCAACCCCGGAAACAAAAACATTATTCCACATGTCCGGCTGATCTTTGAAATATGATTTCAATATTTCCGGAGTAAATGCGTTTACGTGCTTACGGTTATGATGCGGCCTCCAATATACCTGGGAGAAATCAGGCAGGTATAAAAATAATACTCCACTAGGTTTTAAAACAGAATGCCAATAGTTCAAAACTCCCACCCAGTCATTCACATGCTCTAACATGTGGGATGAAAATATATAATCTACATTCAGCCACGGAAGATATAAAGCATGCCACTCAGGATTAATTGCCGGATCAATTATCATAGACTCAGGGAAAGACCAGTCTAGTCGGTTACAGCCTATATCGTATCCCCTGCCCTTGCAAACCTCTTTAGCAAATGGAAAGGCAAACTTAGCCGCAAACCCTTGCGCCTGGAATGCCGGATAAACTTCTCCTTTGAATTGAATAGTGCTAATCATAAAATATTAAACTCTTTTAATCTATTAGAATAATCAACCGCCTTGCCAACATGATACGAAAAGCCTGGGGACTGAATTGCAATCATCGGATTGCAAACATAAGCGTTAAGCTTTCCTTCCTTGGAAAGCTTACCCAGGTGCCTATCAATATTTTTGATCTCATAACTGTTGTGAGATATAAAATGCTGATAAGCTTTCTTTCGTACTAACACGCAATGAAGGGCGCAAAAGTCTTCTACCTTATCGAGATATTCGTTGAAAGGATCTTTGCCATCTGTCCAGTAGATTCCCCCCAAGAGGATATCCCAATCGTCCGGAAGACTATCAATACACTTCTGAAATACTTCTATTGATTTTTCTGATTGAAAAAAAACATCGTCTTCGAAAATTAAAACACATTCCTCAGTCAGTGACCGAAGAACAACCCCCTTGAAAGAATCGCTAATCCCTTTATGAGTATCAGGATTCAGAACAGCCGGAAATATCTGAACGTCCGTAAATTTCTCCTGAAGATGCTTCAGACTCCTGTCTGAGTCCTTCAGGTGAATCACAACTTTTTTTACTTTCTCCAATTGCATGTGGATTCATTTTTTTAATGGCTCTTAAAACAGTCATCCAGCTTAACCCATAATCTTCAGCTACATGATATAGCGCATCCCACTTGTCTCGCCCCTTCACCTTAACTGCAATATCCCACTGGTAATAAATCTCTCTATCCCTAATGAGTGTAAGGTTTATTACACCACTTCTGTACAGCTCCGCAAGCGAGGCAACCGATTCCAACTTCTTCAATATCTCTATCATACTGCTGCCCTTTCTTGAACTGTTGCAACTCTGTCCTGGCCACTGTTAATATCAGATACTCTAACATATATAGGAGGCTGAGACTCAATTATATTTTGAATGGTGTTCTGCTGCTCGAAGTTATTCAATACTGGTGCTGAGGCCATACGGGATGACATTCCTCCATCGTAATTTAAGATTCCCCCTGCGAATTTTGGCATTGATCCGGAAGCCTGTTTCATTGCAAGTAATTCAGGATAGAACATTTGCGTTTCTCTTGCGGTCATTACTGATTCACCACGGGAAAGCATAGCAGGGATAGAATCTGAAGTTCCATTCCCTGGCCCATCAAGATCAAGAACGCCATCTCGGAAGCTGTTTATTTTGGCAACGTTTGCCAAGCCAACTGCAACAGCAGTGGCAGCGGCAATATAGCCATAAACAGGAGTTGCGCCACTACCTGTTTTTAATGCTGCGTTAGCTGCTGCGTATGTGTCGATAAGAGCCTGAGCAGTTGCAAGAACTTTATACTCCTTAGAACTCTCCTCAAACATTCCTGCCATAGTGCCAAGAAAGCTTGATGTTTCTTTTACTGTTCTCTTTCGATCACTATCTTCTAATTCTTTTTTAGCCTTTTCTAACTCTGCTATTTGCCCATAATACTTTTTATTTATATCTAATAGATTCGCCTTTTGCTCTTCTTCAATCATCGTTCTTTCTGCCGCAGCCAAAGAATCGTTTTCAAGCAGGGCAGCGTTTTTATCAATCTCTGCATTGACCTCGGCCTGATTAGCATCTTGTAACGCTTTAATTCTTTCCTCTGGCGATAAGCTAGGGTCATTTGCTCTATCGTTAGCCTCCTTCGCTCTCCTTTGTTGCCTTGATAAGCTCAATGCAAGTTCGGCAAGATCTAAAGCTTTAATTCTTTCCATCTCCGCCTTTGCCTCTTCTTCTCGCTTCTTCCTTTGTTCATCAAGCAATGCATTGATCTTATTATTGTTATCCTGTCTTAGTACAATGTATGTTTTTTCGGCCTCTATAATTTCGTTTCTGAGATCAGCTTCTTTCTGAAGATCCTCTTCTGAGGAGTCGCTTAATGCGTTTCTGGCTTCAAGATTGGCAAGCATGGCCCTCTTAAGATCAAGCTCTTTCTTTGCCGACTCTTCAAGCAATGCATTAGCCTTCACAAGAGCCTCCATCCTTCTTTCTTCAGAGGCTGTTGTATCATCTGCAACCTTGATTAACAATTCCGCCTCAGCTCTTCGCTTTGCGTTTGCTGTTGAAAGTTCCCGCTCAATAGTAATGAGCCTTTGAAGTTGCGCCTGAAGCTCTGCCGCCTTCTTTCCTGCTTCAAGTGCTTGACTTCCTACATTAGCGATCTCCTCTCCTAACCTTTTCAGTTTATCAATAGGGTTTTCGATCCCAGTTCCAAACTGAGCAACTGCATTTGTTAAATCATAGAAGCCGTTTTTAAGATCACCTTGAAGTATTTTAACTATTGCCTTGCCTGCTAATCCTAATGCCCTGAACCTGTTAAGCACATTGTCAATTATAGCCTGTCCGAAGTCTTTAATTGTTTGAACCGGATCAGTGAAAGCCTTTTTAATTGTATCGAAAACAGCTCCTCCAAACTGCCCGATCTTATCGGTAAGCACTCCAACAATTCCCTCAAGGAACGCCATGCCCTGGGCCAGCTTCTTTGCGCCCTCGTTAGTCTTTGTGAAGTAAGTTACAAGAGAACCGAGTAAAACGATGAACGCTCCTATGCCAGTAGATATAATCGCAGCACGCAGAGAGCCGAATCCAAGATTGGCGGCTTTGATCGGGCCAGTTAAGCCGCTAAACTTTTCTGCTGCTCCCCCAAGGCTTTGCCCTAATATTCCAGTCCCGGCAATGGCGTCTTTGATTGATGCTGTGTAATTCCCTACATTCGTACGACCGTCTTTAATTCCCTGATCAAATTGAATGATTGCATTCTTAGCGGCCTCAACTTCTTCCTTCTGCCTGATGTACTCTTCGGTTAATGCGAAGGTCCCGTCCTCGTTACGCTTTAATGTACCTTCAAGTAGCTTAAGTTGAGTCTGTGCTATTTGTTGTTGTCTAAGAAGTTGTTCATAACTTCCTTCTGCTGCATTGTTGGCGGCTGTAACAAGATCTATCTGCTTGGTAGTGTTAGAATACTCTTTCTGTAACTCACGAAGCTTTGAGGCGTTTTCCTGGAATTGAACAGAGTTCTCCTGACCAGAATCTTTAAGTTCCTTCTGTTGCTTCTTGATCTCATTAATAGACTTGGTAAGGTTTGCGGCCTTCTGATTTAAGTCTTTGATGTTAAGATCAATTTCAAGTAATATCTTCTTATTCTCTGCCATTATAAGCGTACTAATTCAAATGTTGTGCCTTCTCCACCAATCCCTTGAAACTCCTGTATCTTATTAATATAGAAGTACTCATTAAAATACTCTATCCAAACAGGAAGGAGTAGATCAAATGCATAATAATCTATTGCATTAATATCGAATTGCACCTGAAGAATCTTGCAGTTGGTCAAACATTGTATCCACTCCTGGTAATAGTTTTCAATTAAACTTTGCCATCCTAAATCCTGCGGCTCTTCGCTATCAAGGAAATATCCAACCAATAGATTGTTACCGGCCCCTCCTGGTATTGCAGACCATTCAACTGAACCAGACGGGCCTTTAATAGTTGGAGAATAAAAAGTAACTGTTTTATTTTCTCCCCTAAGAGCCAATAGCCTCGGCTTAGAATCATATTGCACCTCTTGATTTTCCCAGATTGGAATTCTTGCAATCGTAAGCGTATCAAGAACCGTCTCAGTGTTTGATCCTGCATAGATTGACTCTATAACATCTTTCTCAACCTGTAACGCTTCATCTTCTATGTTAAAATAATAATCTCCGATAATACCATCTTTGTTTTCATCATCCTTGTTTAAATCATCTTCCTGGTTGACAAAGTTATTTTTCTGGCCATAATCTTTAAATCGGAATGACAACTTAGGCCGCCTGTTAAGTATAAGCTTATCAGACAGATTGACGGCCTCGCCCATTGATTTGCCAAGAGCTTTGAATGTTTTAAACCGCAAATGATTTGCAACCGTATCCTCTTCAACTAACACGCAAAACCTTTGAAGGAAATCCTTCATTACGTCTTTCTGATTGAGCTCAGGCAGGTAGTCAATTGTATTGAACGAAGAGCCTGGAATAAGCTCTAACCTTGGAATAATCTCAAGCCTTGTGTTATCATTGGTTGGCGTATGTTCAAGAGACGGCTTATCTTCCGGCTGGATAAATATTTGTGCAATGCCTTCCCCTGGTGTATTTCTGAACTTAAGAAATACTTCTAATGTGTCTCCTGGCTCAAGAGTTACCGGATCTTTAGGGTTTCGTATTCCGAAATCTGCAAAGTCGAAGATCGTTCCTCCTGATGTATGATGTGTATTAAGATTGAAAATATCAACACCGTTCTTTCGTACGAACACAGTCGAATCACAAGATTGTGACCCTGTTACTCTGAACCATATCTTAACCTTAACATCAACTGAATAATAGTCGTCTGCGGTGTATACTTGCGTTACTGGATCCCAGCAACCTGCATCGCCATCTCCAAACATTCCTACGTCAAATTGAAGTGTTTGTGTTCCTGATTGAAGAGCTGGCTCAGACAGATAGATATTAGGGAATGGCAATGGAAGCGGTTCTATAGATTCAATTACGGTATTCTTTGGAAGCCCCGGGGCTGTTACCTTCATTTGCGGATCAAGGAAATAAACGTTATTGGCCGTCATTCCTGTAACAGTTTTCGAACCTGCGGTAAGTGTTCCAGGAAAGCCCATGTACTTACTGTACCTTGCGAATGGCACTTTGATTGTTTGCTCTTCACCATCATCAAGAGTCATCTGAACAGCAAATGTAGTTGTTCCAATAATTGCAGTTCTATCCTGTACAAACTTCTCTGTCTTGCCAAACGGGAGCGTTCCAGGAATAACGATGTTATTATAAAATGGATCAGAAAATATATCCCCTGAATAGGTGTAACCCGCCTGAGTGATAATCCTGTCTATTGCCTCACGGAGGAACAGGGCTGGCGATTGGTAACGAACATCTATACTCTGGCCTACGGAAGGAAGTTCACCATACTGAATAAGCGGGAATATTCTTTTCCTTGGCTTATTGAAGTAATATATGTCTTTCATAGACAGAGGCATTGTTGCCACTTCCCAATTCTCTTCCATGTCAGACCAATCAAGATCAGCAAGAAGTTTATTTTCTATCCTTGAAAAGAATGAAACAATTCCGGAGTAGACTGAAATATCAAAACTTTCCTCTTCTCTGGATGCTTCTATAATGGCATAACCATTAGGTATAACATCTATTCCGTCTATTACTACTTTGGCTGGAAGCTTAGTATATGCAGTTCGGCTAAGTGAATTAAGCATATCAGAAAAGCCGAACAGAAGACGATTCTCTTTTGTTGCTGGCACGGTGAACATGTTTGAAAAGTCTGCCTGTCTGTTCTTCATATCTCCAAGAGAATTAACCTGCTTAGTTAATGCTATTGCTTCTCTTTCGGATAAATGAACCCTTTGTCCTGATATGTATAATTTTACGTCTTGCATTTAATTGCTTTGCGTGTATAGCCTTGGATAGTTTATTTGAAATGAAATTGAATGCCTGCTGTCTTTTGTTTCATAGGAAAAAGTTCCCGGCTCGATAGTTACTTCAATCTTATTATTATCCTTATCAACGATAATTACTTCAGGGCTTAAGGTTATCGTACGAATGTTTTGAAATTCGTTATCAGTAAGATTGTCAGCCCCCACAAGCAAACTAACCTCACCCTCTTTCCCCTTCGACCTCCTGTTCGTACTGGCGTCTTCCAGGTAAGTAACCGGAATGTCAAATACTCCCAGCTCTGAAGATTTAAGTTGATCTGTTTGAGTGTGATGGAACAGCCATTGATCATAACCACCTAACAGGTTTTTCCACTTCAGATAAACTTTGTTCTTATAACATCTTCGATCTATCTTAATAGTAATAGGCTTAGTCAGGATTGCGCCATACTCCGGAGGTGTGAAGCCACATTCGGCGGAGTTCTGATAATCTAAGTTGGCTGTTGAAACACCACCACTATACTTAACCGTTTGCCCTGGATCAGGAATCCCGGCCCCTGCAAAATAAACCTCTCTCCGGGTCGTGCCTACACAATAAGAATCAATAACTCCAACACTTCTAAGAAAGTATACTGTTGCCTCGTATTCGTATAATCCAGGCAAAAAATATGTTGTTTTACATTCAATAATACGAGACTCGACCGACCTTGTGCTTTTATTGTACAAATAAATCTTTCGGCTCATATCCTCTAGCCCTGAGTTGATAGGCCCTACCAGCTCAACCTTAAGAAGAATTTTATTAGGCTCGTCAGCAATGTAATACGTTGGCGAATCAACACCGTCTCCTTTGGCATATACAAACCTTACTGAGCTGCCATTTTGATAACAATCAAGCAATAGGTCTTTGGAAACCTTAAACGACACATCCGCAGGGCTAGTAAACCATGGCTCCACAGGGGTCAAGACCCTTGTGTCATAATCGTACCATCCAATACTGTTTGAATATTCAACAGGCGATGTTGTGTATATTGTCGACTTTTGGTAAAATATAACTAATGCCATTATTGTGTATATCCTGGTGCGACATATCCCATTGACACATATCCTTCAGGCGTTGCTTCTCCTGCTTTCAAATACCAGTTAACATAAGCAACATTGTCAGGGTAGTTATCAATTAGGTTTAAATAATTAATTTTCTTTCCTTGTGATTCGTCAAGGTTATACTCGTGAATGCCGATCACATTCTTATTAATATCAAGGTATTCAACTACCTGTTTAATCTCTGCTCCGACAATTAATTCAGAATATAAGAACGATATGCTGAACGGGTATCCTTCACAATATACAGGCTGATCAAACTTGGTAAGCCACATTGCACGAGCTTCCACATCTTCACCTCCGCTTTCAAGAACCTTTCCGACCGGCACATACAATGCCATGTTCTGGCCGTATTGATCGCCTATTTGTTTTGCTGAGTTAGTGGCATAAAACGAAAACCCTTCGTCTGAAATCATTGTACCTGTTACAGCTGAAGTGTTCTCTGAGTATTTAATGAAGAAGCCTATTGAATCAGATTGGGATTTTGTGTTATACGAATCAACCGGATATCCATATTCATTCTTAAGCAATGGCTTAAGATATGTCGAAATGTCTATTTGGTAATTCTCTCCATACGGCTTATCCTTCTTCCGTGCGATTAGTTGCCCCGTCTCTTTGTTGTATATTTCAATAAGCACATAATAGGTTGGGTCTGTCAACCCCAAGACCTGAAACTCATATATGATTGGATTAAATGCAGCTATCCAGTTAGATTTAATTTGGATGGGAGTATCACCAATTATTTCTTTCACTGAGAATTCTGAAACTATCGCCCCTGAAGATGCATTACCCCTTAATTCGACCGGGTAAAACCCCACAGCCTGAACTCTAGTAAACGTAAATTCATGAGTACCTATTGAATTTATATTCCCAACACTTCCCGCATGTCTAACATCTAATGAGCCAGATGACAATGCAGTTACAACAATTCTAATTTTATATGTCTTTAAATATTCCGTGAATCCATTGCTAGTCAATAGTGTTTTACTAGATAGCGAATCTAAATTCACAGACCCAGAAGTAAATGTCTTCAGAGAACCATCTCCTTCCCACCAATCTCCACCAGTTGCAAGTGTGGGGTCATTTGTCAGCTCATTCCCCAACAGGACAGTTGTTCCGGAAAGTAATAATACATCTGGCCGTTTAACAATTGCTATCATCTTCTATTGACTTCTGCGTATACTTCTGATCTTATATGAGCTGAGAACTTAGTTGCATAAGTTCTCAAGAACGCTTCAATTCTTTGATCTGTAATAACATTACTAACCACGCCGCTTCTTCCGCCCATTCTATATAGCCTCGTCCCCTCAGCATGTATCTTTCTTGTGATAATATATGCAAGCCTACTATTGTGCTTAGTACGCAATGGGATTTTAAATTTATACCACAGCCATTCTTTTATTTTTTCGAAAAGGGTAGATTCTTTTTTAACCCAAACTTTAGTTGGCCCCCTCCCGTTTTCGAGTGCCATTAAATGTGGTGCAGCCCTAAGTATTCCTCTATGGTCGTTAACTTCAACTTCAAAAGACTGAATAGTTTTACCAGAAGCAACCTGTCCTGCCTGAATGCTATTCTGAATTATTTCCTTTTCAAGCTGAAGAAGGAACTGCATCAACGCCTCACGGAATTCACCCTTAACACTTATAGACATAATGAAGAATAATCTATTACTTCGATCTCTAATTCAAGAACAACCCCATCAAGAATGACATCATATTCATTGATAGCTTCAGTTGGTCTGACATTTGTAATGTTTGAAATAAGCTTCCGGCCGTCGTTATCTTCTAGCTCCTGAAGCCTTAACACAAACTCCTTCGCAATAGCTTTCATCCGCATTATTCCAGGCCGTCTTTGACTTGGAGACATGTCCGCCTCTGATTTAATAGCGAAGAACATTTCAACTTGATAATATGGCCTAATTGTATTTGCCGGTGTTTTCCACCTCTCCACCAATGGCGTATAGAGAAATGCCGCACCATTAGTGAAATCAATATCATCTCCCGCAAGGTTCTGATAAGCCTTTTCTCCATAAATGAACACTGGCCCACCTGACAGGCTTGCAACTATAGGCTCAATTACATCAGCAATAACATCAATCATTTCTTAGATAAGACTTTGTTTAACCTTCTCTGGAATCCTGAAAGTTCTTTTTCGTACCATAGCGTGAGGTAGACAGTATTGTAATCCATAAGTAGAACTTCACTATAAGCCTTATTAAGGCTCTTCGCAAGGGCGTAAACCGTTGCAAATGCTCCGAACTTATCAAGGGCATCGACTCCTGCCCTGATCTCTTCTGAGCTTGGCTTTGTTGCCAGTGTCTTTGACTCTTGATCAATGATTTTTGCCAACTCCTTAAAAAAAAAGTGGCAACTGGAATTACCTCGTACGCTTTGCACTTGCCTATAATAGGTAATAGCTCCTCGACTTTTGTTTCGTCGAAAGAGCTATTGTCCATTGCTGGTTGGAAGTATAGGGCGACCGCATAGGTCATAATATCAAATTCATCGCCTTCATTGTTTTGTACTTCAGATATCTTTCTTTGAAGTGCTAACTTCTGGCCGAATGTTTTTTGTCTAATATCAGGTATCGGATAAAACTCTTCTCCTATCTTAATTTTATCCGGAAGTAGATATCCCGAGAAATCTATTTTCTTGCTTAAAAAATCAATTGCAGGGAGTAGCTTAACATCTAAATCTAAGTCAGTCATTCCTTTCCAAGTTGCTTCATCAACACCCGATAGTATAGAAAGCACCTCAATGATATTGCCAGTCGATTTCCTCAATGCAATAAATTGATCAAAGCTTAATTCGTCGTACGACTGAGGGAGGTTGAATTTTATCTTTCCTAGTTTGAATGGAATCATAAGTGAAGTAAAAAAACCTGAGCAGTGTTAATGCTCAGGCCGATTCAAACAACATAACAATTAAATGGATGGCTATCCTTGCACACTACTAAGATACGAGGCTTGTATACTATGGTGCAAATTTTTTGATAGAAATCGTTCGTACGACGCTAAAGTATTTTTATACGAATGTTGCTTTGGGTCTTGATGAAGGAGACTGAAGCTTGTTCAGTGCAACATAACGAAGCGCATCAATAGCATGATTGAACGCATCAACAGGCTCATTAATAGTCTTGCCAGATATCTTATCAACCTTCCACTTGTAGCTACTCAGCTCTTTGCGAAGGTCAACCGATCTCCTGGTTACGTTTATTTTATACCTCTTAAGGACGTCTATACTTGCGAGAACCGAATCAGGGCCTTTGTTTGCCCCTTCAATTCTTAATGCGGAATGTAACTCTTTAATAGACTTAGGCTCTGAGGAGTCTGCAACAATTTCTTTCCTTCGATCAAAGTTAACATCTTGAAGCTTCTTGATTATCTCAGGATTTGTAAGGCCTGTCTCATAGATCAATTGATCGATCCAAAGCTCTCCATCTTGTGTGTAAACGTCCAGTACCGCAGTTGGATCATTTGTAAAACCAAAGTCCAGGCCTGCCCCGATAAACTTTGCATCTTCTGGTATTGATTCACATATATGCCAATTCCTAAATATAAGACCTTCAATCCTTCCGGTTGCCCCTCTTGCATATACTTTCCATAGCTCGTAATCTTTGTCCTTTAACGCCTCGATCTTGTCTCTTTGCTTCTGAGATATGAAAGGATTATGACGATGATCAGAGATAAACAACCTAACTCTTCCCGATTCAATATTATCATGCGTTAATAATTTTTCATGAACCCAGAACTCAGCATTAGGATTATAGTCAATATACTCCTGCTCTTTCGTACGAAGGCTTAACTCTTCATATACAGGATAAGGAATTCCGTTTGCCTCGTTAACAAACAGATAATGCCTCTTGCCTGACTTAGCATCTTGTGGGCTATCGTAAGACTTAAACTCTAAAACAGACCCGTTATAAAACGAAAAAATCCTATCAGTTTTATTATAATCCCGGACTAATCCTTGAAGAATCTCGGAATTGTTATAAATCTCTAATGCATCACGAAGCGCACCAGCCTTAAGATTGGGAATGTCCTGCCCTACAACTGTGCATATTTTATTCTCTTCTGCTGAAAGCTTTGCAAACAACACCTGAAGAATACTATAGGTCTTCCCTGACGAGGTTCCGCCCTGGTGAATTATAACATCAGACTTGCAATTATAAGTAGCAGAAAATAAAACAGATGCCTGAAACATTATAAATCAATATCCTTTTCCGAAGAAGCTAGCTTAACATCTGTATCCTTAACTTCAATCTCAGCCTTGACAAACGCCACCTTGCTTTCAGTTTCAGTCTTATCTTTCCAACCCATATTTTTTAATGCAAAGATGGCCCCGGTTGGCCTGTCAGTAAACAACTGATTCTCATAACAATTTTCAATAAACAGCCTTGCTTGCTTAATTATGTCGGTGAATGCTTCTTTCTTTTCATATTCATAAAACGTATCACGACTTTGAAATCCAAGATAGAAAGCGAGCCCTGATATAGTGGCTGAACACTTCCCTCGCTTATAACACTTCTGAAAATACTCAAGCATTAGCTTTTTCATTTCTTCCGGATCAGAGTACATTGGCTTACTCCCTAGCTTGGCTAACATCCAAAATTTATTTCCCTTAGGTGCTGGCATACAATTACATTTATTGTTAAATTTACTCGTACGATGAAACGATACAGAACTATAGCGCTTTTACTTTGCTTCCTCTTCGGATGGTTCGGCATTCATCATTTTTATTTAAGAAGATATCTACTTGGTACTTTTTACTTCATATTCTGCTGGTCCTATATTCCTGCAATTCTCTCCTTCTACGATCTAATAAGACTCATTTTTATTAAACAACGAAAATTCTCAAATGCCCACAACAGAGATATTGAAGGCACTGAGAACCTTAATGGCCTAATGGCACATGTTGAGAAGATAGAGAAGAAGTTTAACTAGGCGAATTGCCTGTTAACATCTTTAGCTTTTTCTTATAAAACGATATATGTCTTTTCGTCGCTCCAACCTCCTCTTTATGGCAAGAATGAGTTGAGGATCTTGTCAGGCTTACATTTTCTGAGGTTATCCATTTCACCTCTTTAAGGTTGTTTCCTATCTCTATCATTCTTCAACCTCGCTTTCCTCTTTAGAGCTTGGCTTCCCAATGTCTCCGTTTTCATACAGACGGTTAATAATAAATTGTCCATAAGCAACCATGTCAGCAAGTTTCTCACGATCAATCTTTCCATCATTGAATATTACCGCCAAAGAAACTAGCTGATTATCTGTTGGCATTTTAAATCTTTCTCCTGTTATCATATTACTTTCTCCTTTCTCTACATATTAGCGGTTGAACAAAATACTTCAGGCCGCTTTGGCTCTGACATAAATTCTTCAAATGACATCAGAGGAGTATCGTCTTCATAAATATGAAAATTACCCCAGTTTTCTTGTGGTATCTGCCTAATGTCATAGGTGTGTTCCAGATCCTCGAATAACATATCATGCGTTTTTAACAATGTTTGAATTGCTTCTATAGCTGTATTAGCGCAAACGTATTCCTTCTCTCCGTTTAATTCGATTTGATAAATGTTCATACTTTCTCCTTTCTTGTTTTTAAATAAAAAACTCTTGTCTTGAATATGACTCACAAACTTTTGGCATCGGTTCATTAAATTCCCCTAAATCAAAAGCATTTCCTTTATGCTCAACTTTTGGAGGATACAAAAACACATATTTTATTTTGCAGTAAAGGCAATTAACAGGTTTGTTTATTTCTCCGTATGGAGTCATCATACCTATGCTTGTTTCTTTTTTCTCCAAATTATCACACCCAAAGCAAGCCCTTTCGTTATCAGGATTCCTATGGCAAGCCCTTTCATGTCTTTCAGCCGCCCCTTTAACCTGATAAAGCTTATTGCAGTGGTCGCACTTATATATTTCTTTTACTTCTACTTTCATAAGTTTATTTTCTTTCCTTGAATCAATCATTTTACCCTTCTCATCATCCCACTTTAAAATATACTCCTTTCCGTTCTGCCTGTGGGTTATCTCTCCATACTTTCGGCAGAGGCGTTCGAGGTCAGTCATACGATTCTACACACTCTATTATCTTACCCTTATACCACTTGTCAAACTCTTCAGGCTTATCACGTGTCCAGTATATTGTATGATAATCGTAATCATCATCCCACTCGTGAACCTTATACCAAATACCTCCGCTTCTCTTTCTATACCACTTCGTACGAATAAGCAAGGCTCCTATTGTTCCAATCACAAGAATGAATAAAACCAGATAGATGATTATATTTTTTATTGCCTCCATTTTATTTCGCTTTAATTAAAACTCTCCAACTTACCCAAGCACTTCCAAACATAACACCCGCCAGAAGCCACACCCACCAAGGAAAGCAGACAATTACAAGTATACCACAAGATACAAATATTACCACTACTAACCAAGAGGTTATCCATGAATGTGGAAAGAAATCATAGGTATATTTTGGCATAACTAAAATTGAATTTCTGTTTGATTTGGATCGATTTTTAAATCTTTAAACGTCCTGAACATAACACATCCTTTATCATCAACTATTGTATTAAGTACCTTCGAAGCTGTTTCGGTTTCGTCTTTACATTGATCGTAATTGTACTCCATTTGAGCAAGCGCAATCGGACAAGGCTTTTGACCATATTTACATCTAGAACACTGTGAATCTAAAATGTCACATTCTGAACTGTTTGAAAAATATGCCATATCTATTAAGGTAAAATGTCTTCTTCGTCTAACTTACTTTTTAATCTCTCTACCTCCTTCTTGAGGGATTCGTTCTCCCTCCTAACCCTTTCCAGCTCCTTACTTGCTCTTCTCGCACATTCTGCAACCATGTTAGGATAGCGAAGACCCACATCAGCGAACTCATCTAACCACATATGTATAACCCTTGCTGCTGCTGGATAATCTAATATTACATCTCCCTTCTCATCTTTTAAGTATGGGGGAGGAGGTGCTGGAAGCGGTGGCGCAGGTAGGGGTAATGTATGTCCTTGCAGTCTTCTTTTTGGTCTTGGCGGAATCTCTCCTTTCCCCATTGCTTTCCGAACCCAGTGAAACCATGACTTCTCTTTGCTCATTTTATTTACTCTCCTTTCTAATTGCTTTTCCTTGACTTATTAAATTATCACAATCTACTCCTATAGAGCGAAGGTAGTTGATACACTTTGACATATCATTTACCTTATCCACTATTTTATAATAGTCATTATCAACAATGTTAATCTTTGCAAACACTTTAGATTCCTCTTCTGTCATATCCTCTATTGATCGCAGGATGAGCTTGAATGGGTAATACATATGGTTTTTATCGTTTGTGCCTCCATAGTAAAAACTCAGCCATTTAGCGTCTAATTTATTTTTACTCCACACACTTCCGTCTCTTAAAAAACTTATTATTTCACAGCCAATGTACCTTGCAGCCTCTTGGATGGTTAGTTTGTCTGATTTAGTTTCCATTTATCAAATGTTTATGCTCGTGAATATTGCCTATTACTTCGATATGTTTAACATCAAACTCGGCCATTCCATAGGCTTTAAACCCAGTAACAATATTCTCGAACTTTATTACTGTAGTCCTTCTTGGCTGTTTGTCTTCTCCTCCAAAAGAAAGTACTCCACCATTACTATAATCCTTATATTTAATAACGTCTCCTTCGTAAATCTCTTTACCGTTCTTATCTTTAAGTCCTGTGTATTGACCTATAGTCTCAGGCTTTACCTGAAACAATGTTTGAGTAACATTTGAAATATGCCTCGTAGTGTCTTCTTTTATATAATATGAATAACTACCATCATCTTCCTGAATTCTACCTAACCAACCATATACCCATTCATTATGGCTATCTAATGGCTTTCCTCTGAACTTTATCTCTCTTTCCATACCTTAATCTTTTAATTCAGACCATAAATTATAAAACTTAACATCGAGGTTCCTTAGCTCTAAATCTTCTTCATCACTAAGGCCGACTGAGATTTGTTTTTTTCTTAAAGCTTCCAGTTTGTCGTGAGTCCCCCAAACTTCTTTTTCTAATTCTTCTCTTTTTTCAAGGCTCATGTTATTCTCCTCCTTTGTGTTTTTGAAGTGCTTCTCTTCCTATTTTTCTAATTTCAGAAATAGGAACTTCATATTGACTTTCGTACTGATAGGTCAAAGCTCCCATCTTTCTAATCGTCTCTACCAATTCTCTGTTAGCTTCTTTAAGCCCGGCAATAATATCTTCAGGCCCTGGTGTGTGTTTTGTCTCTTCCATCGTTTAGTTGTTTAAGGTTATACTGTCTATTGATTTAAATATCTGTAATGCTACTTGTGGCACTATTGCATTTCCTCCGGCTTGTATAGATTCGTTTCTCCACTTTGAAAAGGCAATTCCGTCCAGTCTTTCGGAAAACCCATCATTTCCATTACAAACAGGGGAGACAGTTGGGAAGTCTTGCCAGTCTGAGCAAAGAAATCTGGAAGGCTGTTGCTCTGATTCCTTCCCGCTTTCTCCAACGCTTCTTTTGTTCTCGCTCCTTTGTAATCCCTTGTTGTTGTTGGTAGAAGAATCTTTGAATATTCCGGCCTCTTGCTGCTGTGATATTTTGCCTGTTCGAAGTCTTGATATGTTACCATGCTGTTGGTTGGAGTTGGCAGCATCCCCATCCATAATAAATTCTGAAGTCCTTTCTGAACTACTCTCCCTGTCTCCTTCTGATAGAATCTCTGATTTGAATGTGCTGGTGTTTTGCCCTCTTTGTCCACTACTTCTATATGCTTCCATCCTGGTTCTTGCAATGTTGGAGTAGGCAACAATCCATATTCTGTATCTTTCATGGGGAGCCCCGACACCCGCAGCTGGAAGTAAAACCGGTTGTACTTCGTACCCTTCAGCTTCCAATTCAGCCTGCACCTCTTCGAAGACCAGCCCGTCTGACCAATTAACAAGCCCGCGAACGTTTTCGCCCACGATCCAGGTCGGTTGAATTTCTCGAACTGCTCTAAGCATTTCCGGCCAGAGGTGACGGTCATCTTCTGTTCCCTGTCGCTTTCCTGCAACTGAATAGGGCTGGCATGGGAACCCTCCTGTGAGTATGTCAATCTTTCCTCTGTGAATAGTGAAGTCTGTTGTCCGTATGTCTGAGTAACTGATTGCATTAGGCCAGTAGTATTTTAAAATCGTTTGATTAAATTCTTTGAATTCACAATGAAACACGTTCTCCCATCCCATCCACTGAGCCGCGAGATCAAACCCTCCAATTCCTGAAAATAAACTTCCGTGTCTCATATCTTTATCTTATACCTCTGGGTATTATAACAGAGGGTACTAGTTTAAAATTTTATCATCAATTGGCCTTTTTCTTCTACCTTAGGAATCTTACAATAAGCGCAAATACTTTTCTTCTCTGTTACATTCCAAGCTTTATGATTTAGAGAAGGACCACACCGTACAAAACCATTTAAAACATAATGATCAACCCCTTCAATCACAACCCAACCTCTATCTGCTACACTATATCCGTTTTTGATTATGTACTCCATTATCTCTGCCGGCTATTTACCCGACTGTCGTTTGATCTTGACTTTCTACTAAAGTGCATAATTCGTGTCCATACAATCTAATTGCATCGGAATGATTCATTTCATTTATCAACATTGCACAAGCTGGACAATAGAACATTCTTGTTGAATGATTATAGAAGACTGCCCCTTTTTTATTGCAGGCCGTCCGGTTACACTCTTGGTTAAATTTACCTTTCCCCATTTTATTAAAGTATTTTAGTTCACCTAGTTCCGAACTTTCAGAACCTATTTAATTGTTTAAGTGGAGTAGCCTGGACTTGAACCAGGAGTTGACTGTATTTTATCGATTACGAATCGCTTATTAACCCAGTCTGTAGTTTATGAAACTAATTAGCGTCTACCAATTCCGCCACATCTCCTTAAAAGCCGGTTTCTTTCCTACCGGCAAAGCATTTTAAAAAGGAAGATCATCATCAATATTTACACTTTCTAAAATCCTCTCAGCCTCTTCTATCTGCGCAAGTGTATGATTCCTTTTGTCTGCCATTACTTCTCTTGATTTATTTATCATAAACTCAGAAGTCTTTTCTACGGCAACTCTTTTTTCTACAAAGGCTTTTGCAGCCTCATAAACTTGTTGAGCCTTTTCTCCTTCTTCTACTTCAAGAGAGATCTCAATTTTTACATTCTCATAATTGCCTTTTGAAATAAGGCGACTGTAGGTAATAGTTTTTGCTTTCATAATTACTTTTAATTTGTTCGTGGATAGTGCCGGGATCGAACCAGCATTGCATTCTCTATGCTTGGCACATTCCTAAGAGCTTAAGAAGAAAGCTAAGGTTTGATTGAATCGCCAATGCGTATATACATTTAATCTCACCCCCTGATAACCTTTCGGCTGTGCCTTTTCGCCAACTATCCCTGATTACTCCTGATACAGTTGCTTAAATCGTGACAATCCGTAAGCATTTGTTTTCTCAAGAAGCGGAACAAGATCTCTTGCTTTCATAGGCTTCAACTCAACTGTTTTATCATTTTCAACTTTAAATGCAATATTATTTCTTTCCAAAAAATCACGCACTCCTAAATCACAGGCCCCTGTTACCGTTCTATAGTGATTAACTGTAATCTCTGTTTCTGGCGTGATTGGAGAATTCCTTAACCTATCTGCTACTATCTTGAATTGTAGATCTCCTATGGCCGACTTAACAGTGCTTCCGTGTGCGAAAAAACCATCTTTTTTGGCCACAAAACACTCCTGTTTATTAATCTCCCCCTCTTCAATATCAACGAAATTATACCCTGTAAGAATTTTAATCCCCTTTGAAGTGTTTTCTCTTTTAACTACAAAACAATATCCGTCTACATTTATTACTGAAAGTTTATTTTTGCCAATGTGTAATCTTTCCATAGCAGCATTGTAGCTGAAACAATAAGAGCCACACTGAGCCAGCACAGGAAGGTTAACTTCTGTCATAGCACCATTGGAGCTGAAGCAATCAGAGCCACACTGAGCTAATACAGGAAGATTAACTTCTGTCATAGCATCATTGTAGCGGAAGCAATAAGAGCCACACTGAGCTAATACAGGAAGATTAACTTCTGTCATAGCACCATTGGAGCTGAAGCAATCAGAGCCACACTGAGCTAATACAGGAAGATTAACTTCTGTCATAGCAGCATTGTAGCGGAAACAATCAGAGCCACACTGAGCCAGCACAGGAAGGTTAACTTCTGTCATAGCATCATTGTAGCGGAAGCAATCAGAGCCACACTGAGCTAATACAGGAAGATTAACTTCTGTCATAGCACCATTGTAGCTGAAGCAATCAGAGCCACACTGAGCTAATACAGGAAGATTAACTTCTGTCATAGCATCATTGTAGCGGAAGCAATAAGAGCCACACTGAGCTAATACAGGAAGATTAACTTCTGTCATAGCACCATTG